TCCGTTCTACATCACCCGCGCCGCATTGTCAGTCTCAAAATAGAGGCGGGCCGGCGGCAAGGAACCGGCGTGCGCCGCTGATAACGCCGCCGCGCCGTATGAGGAAACACGGCATCCACCGGCCCGCGCTACATCATGGCTTTGGCGGCACGCCATCCATCAGGGCGCGACGGATGCCTCTCAGGCCGCCATGATTCGCAATCCAAGTCCCGACATATACCAGCGCGTGAGCCGAGACAACAACCAGCATCAGGTATGTGACCCACTTCGGCGGCAGCGCATCCACGACTGTCTTCAGTGATTCAGGATTCATGGTTTCGCTTTCTGTTGAACACCGCCCATCCAAACAGCCGCACCGCAGTCCATAGGATGTATCGCTTCCATGCCGGCGTGAGCTTGACCCGCATCGCCTCCAAAAAGATGCCGTCACAGATTGCCCGGCCCAGCGTGTGCTTCTGGTAGAGAACGTCATGGACGATTGCCGCATCCGTGTAGGTTCCAAACGGTGGGAAGATGGCCCATAGGACGCGAGGCACACTCGCAAGGTCAGTCTCAAATCCAGCCGGCACAACGATGGACAGTTCCGGGCCGTTGTGATAGGTGAACGTCTCATCCACAATCCAGCGCCGGCCATCCGTCATCTGTGACAGCTTTGCCGTGCCATCAAAGTGCGGCTCGCTGGCGCAGAAAGGACGAAAGTCATCCGTTTTCATGGCAGGGGTTGAGCGGTCTGCCAGACGACATTACTACCCTTCGCGCTTGGCATCTGTTGTGCTGCGCTCGGCTGGTGAACTGCATCCTTCCCAAAGGATAGGACTGTGTGGGCGCGGTTGCCTTCAAACCAGCCATCGTCCTCAAAGTCAGTGGCCTTCGTGAACGTCGTGCCTTGAATGGCGTTCGTGTCCAACTGCACGCTCTCATGCCGCACAAGTCCAAACATTACCTTCGGACTGTTGGCCGCCGCATCCCATGCCGTGATGTCCACGCCGAAGATGGTGGACGTGTTGAAGTTTCCCGCTGGCCGTGGCGTGTTGCACGCGCAGGCCAGAGCAAACACCGCTACCGCAATCAGTATTCGTTTCATGTAGTTCCTTTCTTTCCAAACACGAAGTCAAACCTGACTCCGCAAAACATCGTCGCCCTCACAATCAACGGCCACCATTTTACAACCTTCAGCGACTTCACGAACAGCATAGGCGGTGTTCCGTGCGGTGGACGGCACTCGCATTTCATGGTGCCTCAATACTGCGGCGGCGGTGACTTCGGCAGATGAACGTCAGCGAAGCGCGTGCATCCGTGTTCCTTAATGTGCCTCACGTCATCCTTGACCTCGCGCATGATTTTCAGTTGTTCATCACCATGCGCCAAGCGGACGGCGTGTGCCGCTACGGACGTGTCCAGCTTATCGAGCCGGTTTATCAGATAGACCCCAAACGTAGCGACGATTCCGCACAAGCCTGTCATCATCCACGTCATAGGCACGGTAAATACCGTCTCTCCGCCGTCGCCTGTCGCGGCCACGATTACACCTTGTGGTATCGCCGCGCTTGCGAACGCGCCAGCGGTGAAAAAGAGCGTCAGCACTACCGCCCGCCTCTTTGCCTTCTGGATTTGTCTGTGACTCATCATGGACTTTCAACTTGAACGACTTTGGTTATAGGTTAGGCATTCCACGTCAGGTCAAACGTGGCACCAACGCCGCTACCGTTGCTCGCGGTTTCTTCCTGATTCGACGGCTTGCCCGTGCTCTGATAATAGCCGGTATCGTCGAGGTTGAAGCCGGTAATGACGCCGCCTTCACCAACAGAAGTGACGTGACCGCTCCAATGGCGACCATCCACGGTCGCCAGTGTGCCAGTTGTCCCGCTGACAACTTCGTTCTCTGCGTAAAGGACGCCGCCGCTAACGAGTGAAACATTGGGGACATAGACATCCACTTCGCCGGCTGCCGCAATCGCGCCGGTGGCGGCGCTGTAGCTCCATCCAGATTCACCGACACCGTTGCTGCATTTCTCGCCGACGCGAAGATACTTGTCCACGTCGCCGGTGACAGGAACGTAGGTTCCGCTCGTCGCGCCCTCGATGTCAGACCATCCGCCTGTTCCGGTGTCGGACACCTGCCACTTCCACGCCGAGTGCGACGGCGTGGGATGGCCCGCGTAGGTGCCGCTGGCGGCGGTGAGAGTTTCGCCAACTTGTTCTGTTCCACTCTCTGTCGGAACCGCTGAGAACGCTGCGATGAACGGTAGCACGTCGTTGGCAACCTTTACCCATCCAGCCGCATCCGCAATGAGCGCAACGATGGCGAGCATGTAGATGCTGTGGTCATCGGCGCGCAGAGCCAGATAGCCGAGCGGCTTTGACGTGAGCGCGAGCATGGCGGCTTCGTCCGCTACATCCTGAGCGTTTGCGCCCCCGCTTGGAGTCGCCCACTTGACGCCGAGCGTCTGCGCGCTGTCCGCAGTCAACACCTGCCCGTTATCTCCAGCCGCCAAGCGGGCGGCGGCTGTGCTGAACGTGAGTAGGTCGCCCTTGGTGGTCAACGTCTTCGGCTCATAGGCGCTGTCGTGGTTGTGGCCGCTGGTGGCCGCGCCAATATCAGACGGCGACAACGCATCACCTTGGCCGGTGGCGTGGCTGGCTTTATGTGCCAGCGTAGAGCTTGGAGTGCGAGCATCCGATAGCCGGCCATCATCGCCAGCGCAGACTGTGCCGGTGGACGTGCCTACATCCTTCGTGGCAGCGCCGCCAAGCACGACGCCGTTCTTGAGTGTCTTGCCGCCCGTTCCGTTGAACACCGCCACGGCTCCATCCGTTGCGCTGGCCGGTCCGACAACATCACCGCTACCGCTTGGCAGATTCGTGAGCAATGACCCGTCCACGGCGGGGAGCTTGCCACCGTCTCCAAGAATAGGGACATCCCCGGCATCCGTGCCGGTATCCTTCGTGGCAGCCGTGCCGAGTCCGAGGGCTGTTCGCGCATCACCTTGACTTGTTGACCCCGTGCCGCCGTGTGTCACGGCCAGCGGATTCTCCGGCATCGCCCCGCCAGCAGCCGGGATACCGCCTACCGTAGTGCCATCACCAACGTATAGGAGCTTCGTGTCAGTGGTAAAAAACATTTCGCCCGATGAGAGCGTAAGTGTTTGGCGCACGGCATCCGTATCGCGCCGCACTTGAATCTTCGCCAGATAGGTTGGAGTTGGCATGGTTTCCTTTAGGCTCCAGCGCCGCCTTCGACGTTACGCATTAGCCAGTTCACATCTTGCTCTTGTCCGTCTCCGCCGTCAACTACGATGTCGAGCGGATTTCCTTCACCGCCAGCGTATTTGTCGCCGCCGTCATAGTTTTCGACGAAATCCACGTCAGCCGGGGCTTGCACGCCAGCGTCAAATGTGAACGTGATAGTTGAGGTTGCCCCCATTTGGACAGGCTCAATACGCTTCAGCGCCGCCCATTCCCACGCATCACTTGGCGCATTGTCATGCGGTTCAATCCGCATCGGCCCCGCCGTCGCCATGTTCTTAAGCGAGCCAATGAAGTAACGGCACGCCTCCATTGACGTGTGAAGTCTGATGACGGTCACAGAGGGCGACGTGAGCCTCTGATTCTTCTGGATTGGTGACGCCTCAAGCGCCTCGTAGGGCCGTGAGACTTCCGTTGCAAACTCAATCGGAGTGGAAAGCCCCGTGATGGTATGCCCGTGGTCGGCTATCAACTGACCTGCGAAGATTATCCTCACGGCCTACCTTTCGTATGCCGGCCCGGAGAACCCTCTCAGGAGTTCAACCGGGCCGGCTCATTCGGAATGACACCTTACTCAGCATCGAACGCGAACAACGGCTGCGGCACTCCAGCCGTGTAGCGACGCTCGCTTACGAAATCCACTTCCTTGAAGCGGTGTTGACCGGACTCGTGCGTGCGCTGCGCGTCCTTCGGGCCACACCCGTAGAGTGTGAACACCGCACCGCTGTTGCGCCCGGTGATGACGAGATTCGCCGTCGGATCTGATACGGGCTGGCCGATGAGCAACGCTTCCGCGCCAGCAGACCGGAGCAACGCTTCCAGTTCCGCATCCGTCATGTTGTTCGGAGCGCACTTTACCGTTGCCGTGAAGCCATCCAGCGTGACGGCGCGAACGCCCGTGTTCATATCCGGCGGCAACGGCTTGACCTCTGCCGCAAAGTCCACCTCAAAGCCCGTGGCGGAGCCAATAGCCGTTCCGCTGGCGAAGTCGGCCTCGTATTGGTCGGTGAGGATGTCGTTGATGTCGAAGTCGGGCTGCGGGAACTGCGCTTCGGCAATGTTCATCCACTCATCCTCATCCACTGGCTGTCCATCCGCGCTTCCAAGGCAAATGAACTCGACGCCGCCGCCGAGCATTTCATCCGAGGCCTTCAGGTGGAGCGGGCTGGCAATTTTCGTAAGAGCGGACTGCGGGTAGGAATAGACCATCCCTTCGTTCTTGGCGAAGATTTCAATGAGCGTGCTGGACGACAGCTTCAGGATGTCAACTCCGATGTCGCTCGCGCAGTATGGCATCCACTGGCTGACAGTCTCAAAGCGCATCGTCAGCGTGCAGTTCGTGCCGCCAGACGGGGCAACCGTCGTGGCGCATGGATTCGTAGGCGCGGCAGAGTAGAGTCCACGGGTTGCCGGGGTCAGAATCTTGGCCGTAAGGACAGCGCCGGCCTCGCTCACGGTCAAGACCTTGACCTGAGTAGCCGTGCCGCCCGTGGCGAGTGTCCCACCGCCAAGCGTCAACACGTCGCCAACGGAATAACCCGTCCCTGCTACCGCAATCGCGGTGACGTAGGTGGCAACGCTCGATGGCAGAAACAACGAGCGCACGGATGACGGCGTAAAGCCGATAGTGCGGGTCTGCGACTTGAGCCGCTGTTGAAGCTTGTTACCGTAGAGCATGGAGTTGAGTTCCATAACCTCGCGCTTCAGGTTATGGGATACGGCGGTCTTGGGGAGCCAGTAGAGCCGGCCTGCCGGCCCGGACTGACGCACGATTGTCGGGCCTTGAATGATGTCAGGGATGATGATGTCGGGCATGGGCGTTCTCCTTTTAGGGATAGGTCTGCTTCAGTAGCTCGCTTGCGACATATCCCGGCAGCCATGCGCGAGCTTTCAGCGTGGCTGCGGAAGTGATTTGAAACGGCGCGGTGTAGAGCGTGCCGACTGGCGGAGAGGGATGCTTTCCGTTGGTGGTAAAGAATATCACAGCCCCCGGTGTATCACATGACAGCGTTATCGTCAACGGGAATCCAGACCCGACTACCTCGATGTCAAGGTCAGGCAACACCAACACTTCCTTTGTAAGCGCCCCCCCCACCTTCAAGTGCCATCGAAGATTGTAGAAGCCATCATCCTCCACCATGCCTTTCGAGTCACCGCCGCCCTTCTCCACAACAACAACCTTCGAGACGATGCTGGACTTGTAGGTGTGAAGGGTTGCGTAGAGTGCTGCCAGAATCAGGTGCGCGGACGGGCCGCCGGATGGATGATGTGGAAACGCCTTCACGATACCGCTCAACGGGATGTCAGCGAACACGCCGAGTTGGTCTGGATACTTGAACTCAGGCATTGGCACCTGAACGCCCACAACCCGCCCCGCATCATTCATCCCCTGCGCCAGCAAGTCCTCGTAGTGTTCATCGCCCGGCTCGTAAGCCGACTTCTCGCGCACTACGGGGATGTCAGCAAAGAATAGGTCGGCCAGCAACGCATCCGCGATGTCCTGCGCCAGCAAGTCCAACACTCCAGATTGAACGGTGTTCGGCATGTTACCTCACATCCACGGAGCCGAGCACCTTGTTGTTCCGCGAGTCACGCGGCCCGGCCACCCGGCGATGAAGGATTGCATCCATCGTTTGCTGTTCAGCCGGCGAGAGGCCGCGATTGAATGACGCGACTACATTACCGCCAAGCCCGATGGCGCGATGATATTCCTGCGACAGTTGTTCTTTCGTTCTCATACGCTCCTTCGACCGCGCAGCGGTATCTTCACCGGATACAAGGTCAACTCCACTACGGCATTCAATCCGAGGTCACTTGGCACACACGCTTCCAGCTTCATTGAGACAGGTTTCCTCAACGTTGCCGACAGGTGCGGGTCAAGCGCGTTCGTCACTGGCACCCGCTCAACTGCATCCATCACCTTCTCGACGGCCTGCACAAGATTGGCGACGCCAAGCGTTCGCGGCGTTGAAACCAGCAACTTCAGAGAGGTCGAGGTTTTCAGCGTGTCCCGCTCACGAAACTGCTCATCAAGCAATGGACAGAGCAACCGGATTTCCGGCAACGTGTCCTGACCTTCGCCTTCGAGTTGAGGATACTCCGCGAAGTTGAACTCTGACAGCATACAGTCTTTTGCGCGATGGCCTTTCAGCCTCGTTACCAGCGCCGCCAGCGAATCAGAGTAACTGCCCATGTGTTCCTTATACTCCCGCCGCGCCTGTGGACGCAATCAAAGATTTCAGGTAGCCAACGGCATTCATAAACCCGCGTATGCGGCAGAACTCCCGCGTTGCCTCAACGAAGTGCATGGCCGTGATACCGCGCACCCGCTTGCACCATAGGTAATCAATGCCGTATTGAAGCATCTGGCCGCCGCGTGTTCCCTTGACCCGGATGAGTTTCGTGCCAGCCCAAAATGAAAATGTCCCCGTATCCCTGAAGCCCTGCAACGTCATCATCACAGCCCGCTGAGAAATCGGCACAAAGAGCGCCTTCGCTGTGACCGGGCCATGAGCCGCCGTGCCAAAGTTGAGCCAAGACAGGATGTTCCTCATCTTTACCTTGTTGCCCGTTTCGTCCTCGCCGCGACCCGGCGAAATCTCCGCGATACCCCATGTCGGGTTATAGACCTGCCACGCTTGCCGGGCATGGCCCGTGTAACGCTTCGGTGTGAGCATGACGATGTGCGTCTTACCTTGAAGCGCCGTAGTCATCGCCACGCGGTTGACCCTGTGAGGCTGAAGCCCGGCTAGGAGCCTTCGGATAGCCGGCGAAGCGTTATCTGTGTAGGTGATGGTGTTCAAGGCTGAGCGCCTTTCCGCCGTCAGATAACCACGGGCGTTTGCTTGTTGCCAAGCAACTTATAGACCGTCTTGGGAATCTCGTTGGACAGGATGCTCTGCTTCTGGCCGTCCATCCCGGCAACCTCTTTTCGGTTGTGGCCTGAGAGCGCCGCCGCCACAAGCCGGGTCGCCAGTGTGATGTGACCGGGGATTCCAGCCGGCACCTGCGTCCGGTCAACGATGACCGGGCCGATGATGATGATGTTCGTCGTCTCATCATCATCCTCCGTGTAGATGACGTTGACCGTGCCGCAAATGCCATGAACCGATTGCGACTTCAGAGTTAAGGACGCGGGCGCATTCTCAGCGCCTTGGCCTCCTGAGCCTTGCGCCACAAGCGTAGAGTGCGCCGCGTCCAAATAGACACTCACTGTGCAAGTTTCAACACCTTCATCCGCCTCAATCGTCCACCATAGCTGCAACCCGGTCGGGAGCGCCTTTGCAGAATCCAGACGCCAGCCAGAAGCCTGCGTAGAGCCGCCTGCGGACGCCGTAGCGGGCCGCAAAGTAGGCTGCGGGTATCCGAACAGCCCCCGCACCTGAAGGATGGCTGCCGGGCGCGACACGGCCCATGTCCGCGTTCCCATCGGATACGCCTGCGGCCAGTAGTAATACCACGGGCCAGCAAGCCGCTTCACTACACAGTAATCCTCATTCACGCTACTCATGTCGTAAGCAACCGTGAAGTCATAGGACTGCTGAAGCACCTGCCATTTCTGGATAGCACCCTCACTGTTCACACTCATCACCGCTATCTCATCCATCCTCACGACGGGCCGGTAGTTCAGGAACAGCTTCTCCCTGTAGATAGCCCGGCTGTGGTCATCGAACAAGAGCGCATACGGCTCAACCGGGCGGGATTCCAGATAGCCGGCGGCAGTAGGTTCGTCGGTGTGGACGTGATAGAAAAAGTCGCGGGACAGGTGGCGGTCAATCCACCTGCTCGCGTTATTGACTGCGGCGCGAAGCTCACCGAGGAAAGCCTGTCTCTTTTCAGACGCGACGTTGCTGCCATCATTCTTCAATTCCTGCATCAACTCGCCAAGAGTGCAATACGGGTTGACCAGACCCGCCGCCTCCTGTGCTACCATGTCCTCGAATATGATTTCAGCTTCGGGCATTGTGGCCTCCTACGCTCGTGGATACTTCGCCGCAAGGATGGCCGCCACAAGGTCGCGGTGTCCCATTGTCGGCGTCACCACAACTTCGATGCCTTGCGTGGCGAGCGTCTGCACCATAATCATCAACTGAGCGAATGATTTCTCACTCAGGTTTTGCAGTTCCGCGTTGCGCGGGTCATTCACGGAGTTCAACCGCTCCACCCGCTGTTTCTCCTTGCTGTCCTTGTCCAGCCGCGCCTTGACCTGCTCTGGAACTTCCTTCTCTGGAGCAACCGTCTCGACAAAGGTATTCACCGCAGCGCCCTTACCGTCCTTCTGGAACTCCCACCATTTCAGGATGTCTGGAGTTGCCCGGATACAGGCGGCTTCCTTGTCCGTCAGGGCTACCATGTCGCCCATTCTCAGATGTCCGAACCGCCCTACGTCTCGTGCCGGCCCTTTGTATTTCGCGTTGATTGGCATTGTGCCTTGCTCTTACTCCTTTCTTGTGTGCGCTACGGTGCCACTTTAGAAACCGGCCTCGGCTTCGGTGCGACAACGGGCGCTTCGCTGATTTTCTCGGCAGTCTCAAAGTCAAAGCCGGCGGCGAACTTCGCGTCCGCGTTCACCTGCTTGACCTGTGCATCCGAGAGCGTAACTTCGACGCCGGGATTAAGGGTCAAGTCCCCAAACACCCGGCGTTCGCCTTTATACTTCACTTTCACGGCCATGTTACTTTTCCTTTCAGGTTTCCCGCCACTCACCGGGCCGCTCCAACGGAGAGCGTGAGACGGCCCGACGGTGGGCGGGCAACGAAACTGCGCCCGGCTTTGGCCGGCACGGGGATGAACCCGCACCGGCCTCACCGGGATTGAGGTTAAGCCGCGTAGTTGTAGCCGAGCGCAACGGTCGGCACAGTCGCGGATGGCGTCTCGATGGGGCTGAACGCCCGACGGAACGCCGCGATGATGTTGGTCTGCTGGAGGCGGGGGTCGCGGAACGCTTCCACCGTGAACTCCCGACGCCGGCCCATCAGGAACCGGTCGAGGTTCACCGCCAGCACGGAACCCTTCGTGACGGTCGAGCCGTCATAGACGCCAGAGGCATTCAAGTCCTCACGGCAACGCTCCGAAGCGATGATGGGCATACCGCTGAACTGCGAGAGTTCACCGGTAAGCACCGTCGCTTGCGGGCCGTAGCTGTAGAGCGTCTGAACGAGCGGGATGCCGAGCATGTCGCTGTAACCGTTGGGGCCAACGAGCCAGATGGTTGAGCCATTCAGCCTCAGACCATACTTGCCGAGCTTCTTGCGAAGCGTCCGCAGGTTGGCATCGCTGATGCCACCGGTCGAGAAGTCGCTGACGAGACTGGCCGCAAGCGCGAACTTGCGAAATCCCTTCCACGCCTTCTCCGCAGCCACCATGTTCGTCGGCAGGCCGGCATTCGCGGCGATGTCGCTGTCCATGTGGGTCGCGGTGGTGTCACCATTGATAATCATGCTGTCGAGGGCAAGGCCCGCTGACTGCGCCAGCGAGGATGTGATGAGCGGCAGAATCGGGATGATGCTGTCCTCGTCAATCTCGTATGAGTAGTCGCAACGGCCCATCACCTTCTTGGCGATGAGGTGGATACCGTCCGTGCCGGGGTCGCTGCCAATCGCCAGCGTGTTCTCCGTGGAGAACAAGCCAAACGAGGGCAACGTGGTCGTCAGCGGCAGACGATAATCGGGCGACGGCATTTCCAACTCGCGGCTGGCGAGCAAGCCCGCAAGCACCGACTCAAGGTAGAGCCGGCGCTGCAACTCGCTCGACAAGTCCACAGGCACGAAATCGCCGTTGTCGGCGGTCGCCAACGTCTTGCGCCCGTGAGCGACGAACTCCACCGGAGTCATGCTCATGGCCTTACCGCGCACGCGGTCAAGCTCACGCTCACCCTTCTGACAGGCCGCCTGCAAGTCGCTGTCCCGAATGCCATCATTCAGGATGCTCTTGTGCGGAACGCCCGTGTTGGTCTTGCCCCACGTCATCAAGTTGAAAAGCTGCTTCAGGTGAAGCGGCAGATTGTCCTTTCGGAGCGTGGTCGGAATGGAGATACGGCCTTCCGGGTTCGCATTCGGGTCGGGGTCATTCGCATTGCCAAGCTGCTTGCCCGGCACGCGGATGTTCTTGACCTGCTCCGTCACGATAGCGCCGACGATGGACTTGATTTCATCCGTGGTCGGAACTTTCTTCGCTTCGGTGTGGGTCTTGAACGCGGCTTCGACCGCAGCCTTGATGTCGTCCAGCGTCGGGGCGGTCGCGCCCTTCGGCATGGAGGCTTCAATCTGCGTTTTCACGGCGTCAACGATGGCGGCGCGGATGTCCGCAAGCGTCACGATGTTGCTCTCACCTTCCAGCGTCTTTTTGTCTTCGGCGCTCAGAGCGGTGAAGGCATCGTCCATCGTCTGTTTCAACGTGGCGAGTTCCGCCGCGTCTTTCTTGGCTGCCACAGCCGCTTCATAAGCGGCCTTGGCGTCTTTGAATGTTTTCACGATGTTTCCTTCTGTTCAGTTAGCGCCTCAAGACGGTGAGGCATTCCGTTTTCGCAAGTCACTTTGTTGCACCGGAGCCGCCACCGTTACTCCCGTTGGTTTCACCGCGACCGCCGCCGGCTTGCGCCGCGACCTGCATGAAAGATTTCGCCCGCTTTACTTCGCTCCGGGTCAGGGCGCGAGTGTTGATTCGCGCATCCGGGTTGGCCGGGATAGGCGTCAACGAGCCTTCCCACAAGTCCACCTTGAAGATGGTTCGGCCATCATCGTTGTAGTGGAAGATGCCGCCCATGCTCATCGTGCGAAGATGTTTTTCCACGATGTCAAACCGGGCGTTTATCATCTGCGGGGAGTTGGACACCCGGCCAATGACCTTCAGGCCGGCGGCATCCTCTGAGATTGAATCGAACGAGCCGGCGACATTCTCCGTGCTGTTGTAGTGGTCGCGCAGCATCATCGGGTTGAGCTTGAACCGTGCGATGGTTTCAGCGAACGCGCCGTTGACAACGGTATCCCCTTGACGGTCAGCCGGCGTCATGTTCGTGAACGTCGAGAGGTAGCCCGTGAACTTCACATCACGGTAGTCAAGGACGTGACCATCCGGCCCCTTCAAGGCCGTTGACTGGATGCTATCCGCGTCCTTGAACGCCAGCGACACGTCAAACCGCTTGGCGGTGTGACCGAGGGCGGAGCGCACTTCCGCATCCGTAGCGGATTGGTCATCAGACGGCACCGCCCCGGCCCCGGCGGAGCCTGCCGCCGTCGAGTCATGGTGGTCGGCGCAATCCCGCATCATCTTCACGACGCTGCCAAGCAATGCAGACACGTCACCGCACTTGGGGCCGTTTTCGCAACACACATCCGCAGAGCAACGGCAGCCCGGCCCGCACTTCAGTTCCTCATCCGCCGCAAGGTTCAACTCCAAGTCAGGCATCACCATCGCTGCCACCTGACGGCACATGGACGCGGTGGCCTTTGTGATGCACTTGTGACCCGCATCCTTCGAGTCACACTTCTCAGCGCACGCCGCCGCCTTGTGAAGCGACTTGGCACACGCTTCACGCGCCGCACGGGTAGCGGCATCATCGTCGGCGTGATGGTCGGTAGTATCACCTTTGGCGACAGGGGGAGCAACGGGTGCTTGCCGCAGGACTGTGAACTTTCGGTTGAGCGGTTGAAGTGGCATTGTGTCGTCCTTCGATGTTGCGTTTCTATCACTCACACCCGTTGGCGTCAACGAATAAATCACCACTCGCTCTTGAACTCATCCGGCACAAGCGTTCCCGTGTGGTTTGGATGGAAGCCGGCTTCAAGGAACGCATCAAGTTCCGCCACGGGCAACCCCGCGTAGTTACAGGTCGGCTCACCGTTGTATTCCCACTCCGGTTCCTCGGCGGTGCAACCGATGACGCTTACCGTTTCCAGCATGTCGCATTCCTTGTAGGCTTCCGCGCTGCCGCGTGTCCATGCGTTGCTCAACTCCGTCCGCGCTATCCGGGCCGAACGCCACGCCGCGATGTCCTCATAGCCGTCTCGCAGTTCGGCAATCAGTTCGCCAAGCGTCGAACCTTCCTCAATCCCTTCCCTCACGATAGCCGCAATGCCATCACGGGTTGTCTCATCCACGGAGGTTATCTTCTCCGCCACTTGCCGCGCCATCCGCGCCATCCGCGCCGCCGCATCACGCGCCGGTTCACCGCCAAGCAGCACCGTCGTTCGGCCATACCCTTGTGCCATGACGCTCTGAATCGGCGGCATATAGGACGCCACGGCTTCGATTCCGGCATCTTCAAACACTTGGTTTAGAGCCTCATTCCACACGTCACCGCCCGGAAGGTCGAGATTTACTGTCAGCTTGGCCCCTATACGCCCGAATGCGGAACGATTCGAGGGCGGGCAAGGGAAAGAGACGGCCCCCCGATGGTGCATGGGGTTTTCCGCCAGACGTTGCACTTTAGCTATGACCTGCTCGACGCGGGCAAGCATTTGATTGCGAGCCGCCAGCGCCAGCGGTTTCATGGCCTGAGCCTTCGCAATGTATGCCTGTCGCACAAGCGCCTTCAGCATCGCCGCGCCATAGACCGCGAAGCGTTGCTTCGTCCAGCCGTCCTTCGGGATGAACAGCGCCTTGCCTCCAAGCGCCGCCAGAGTAGAGGCCGCCGTAGGACGATGATGCCGGCACGCGCACGCCGTAGGCATGAGGTTAATCCCCCTTTGGCTTGTCGCCGTGAATCAGAGAGTGAAGCTGTTTCTCAACGAGCGCCCGGCCCGCCGCCTCTGCCTTGTCCAGAGAGGCCGCGCCCGCAATCTCCATCGGGACATACATCGAAGAAATGAATCGGCTATCCATCAGCGGGTCTTCATCCACTGTTGGCTCGCCAAGCATGGCAAGGCATTGGTTCGGCGTGAAGATGCCACGGTCAAACCCGGCCTTGATAAGCTCCATCATCGCGCCCGTGTTGACCAGACCTGACAGGCAAAACTGCAACCGGATGTTCTGGCCGTAGCCGGGCATGAACTTGCTGTTGAGAACCGCTTCGAGCAACTTCAGTATTGGCCTCACCGCCGTCGTGCGGAACCGAACGCCATCAATCTCAGCCGTCGCGTAATTCGCCGCGTCCTTCACTCCAAGCACAGACAGCGGCACGCCATGCACACACGCGATGCTCTCGACGTTGAACTTGCTCCGCTCAATGTCCTGCATTTCCTGAGCGGTCAAGCCGAGTTGCTGGTAGCTCCAGTCGCCCGTCAGAATCGCCGTCTTGCCCGCGTTGTTCACGCCAGAGTATTGCTCATCCCACCGTGCCTTCAGCTTGTCGAACTCCGTCTGGCTCTCAACTCGCTCTTTCATCACAAGCACGCCAGATGGCGACGCGCCGTGCTTCCAGAAGTTCCGGCTCCACGCCTGACGGTCAAGGTTCTCTTGGAACAAGGTTTCCGCCGCCTCCAACTCACCCAGCCCATACCAGTCATTGTTTGGGTGCGGCTTCTTGAAGTGGATGATTTCCTGCGGCTGGAGCGGCACGTCCTTGCCGTTCGTCTTGTAGATGTAGCCCGTCAGACCCCGGCGATCATCGCAGACAATCTTCACGCGCTTCGGGTTGAGAAGCATAATGCTACGGGGCCGCTCTCCCGTTACCGTCGCCTCGTTCTTATACCAGTAGGCGTTACCCGTCGCCGCGATGTGGAACACGGTCTTGTAGATGATGTCATGGAACGTCTCATGGTCATTTGGCCTGTCCATGAGGGCCGCAAGTTCCTTTGGAGCTTCAACCGGCTTCTGCGCTGCCTCCGTCTTGCCTGACATGAAGGCTATCTTCGTTTCAGCGCACGCCTGCGCTTTCAGGTCAATGGACTTCCAGCTGGCCCAAACCTTCTTGCTGGATGCGCGAAGGTAACTCTCGTAGTCGCGCAGTTGGTCAACCGTCAGCCCGGACAAGACACCGCCGAAGATGTCTTCGATGCGGGTTATCTTACGCCCGAACACCGCCGTTCTGATGTCGCGCAACAGTCCCATAAGTTTTCTCCGCGCCTGAGTGAACGGCGGCGGTTAGTCGTTGGAGTCGTAATCCTCGATGACGAGAATGACGTTTGTTCCCATAGTCGCGTTGGTGTTGCCGGGTATCACGCCAAACAGTTCCGCCGATGAAACCAGCCCGTTGCCTGTGGACGGCAGCGGATAGTCCGCGCCGGGAGCCAGCGGCACGCCGAGGTAACTTGCAACGCCGTTGGTCGTCAGCACGCCAACCAGATTCGTCCAGATACGGTTCGTGGACACGATACCAGAAAAGGCATTGGTAACAACCAGACGCATCACGTTCGTCTGAATCTCTCCGGTAGGCGCGGTATCCCACACGATGCTATCAGTCGTTCGGCAGAGCAACACTACGTTGGTGCCAGACACGTTCCAGATACGCGCTGAAGTCCTCGGCCTATCCCGGCGAGGCAAGACCTGCGTGAAAAGCGAGCGCGTCCTTTCGAGGTAGAAGATGGAGTTCGTTGTCCTTACCAGAGAGTCAACGATATTGGTGTGATGCCAGTAGGTGTTTGGATTCGGCCCCGCCTGCGTAATGGCGTTGGTAAATCCGTAGTCCGTGTTGGTCTTCGTGACTTTGTTGGTGGTCACAAACGGCCAGACCTCCGCGCCGTTCGTAAACCACAAGGCGGTAACGACAAGCTGCGTCTGGACAAACACCACGTTGGTCATCACATTCAGATTCGTGCTGAGATACGGCCCGATGAAGTTGGTGGTGATGTCGAGAGCGTTCGTGTAAGTAAGCAGTGTGTCGAGGATGTTGGTAGCCGTCCAAAACTTCGTTTCATCTGGCAGCGCGTTGGTCGTGTAGAGGAAACCGTAGTCCGCATTGGTGTAGTGCAACGTGTTCGTGGTCACATAAGGGACGATGGTTCGGAAGGCGAGGTCGTTGGTAAACCACTGCGACAGAATCACTCGTTGCGTCATTGAGAGAATGACGTTGGTATCCACTTCGTTGTTGGTGCTGAACACCGGCCAAACATAGTGGTCGGTGTCGGGCGTCATCTTCGACTGAGACACTGCCACTCGCTGTTCTACCGTGGCGGGCCGCGAGAGCGCGACAACCGCACAGCCGAGAATCACAGCGGCTACCAGCGCCGCATTGAGTTTTGAAAGTAGGGTTGTCATTACCGTTCTCCAAAGAGAGGTTGAGGATTACGGCACTCTACTGTTGGAAGATGTCGGTGCCGGTAAAGACGTTCGTGATTGAGACTGCGGGAAGATTCGTAGTCACATCCCATCCGAGCGGCGTCACGAAGATGGATCCGGGCCAGACCTTGTTCAACACGTCAGGCTTGGCCGGGTCACTGGCATATCTCGGTAGAACCAACGGTTGACCGGGCTGCACAAGCCAGCCGGAATACAAGACGCCGTTGGTCGTCAGCACCGTAGTCAGGTTGGTTGTAACCTGCCAACTCGTATTCGTCTTGGTGAACGTGTTCGTAGTGATGAGCGGCACGATGGCAAGGCCGTTCGTCAGCATCGTCGCGCTATTGGCGAGATTGGTGATGGTGAAGGTCTGCGACGCGGCGGGCGTGTTCGTAGTGCGGAACAGCCACGGCGTCACCGTGTAAGTCACCCCCGTAACCGTAATCGCGTATGGCGTCAGCGTGCCGGCAACAACCATGTTCGTAGCGGTCGAGTAGGAGCCTGGCACCGCCGCCGTGTTGGTCACAATCGCACCGGACGCGGACGTGAGGAAAGTAAAGTTGTTGCTTGTGAAGGATACGAGGCCGCCGTTGGTAGTGCCGCTCAACTGCTCGATGCGGCCGTAGAAGCGTTGCTGACGCGACGGAAACAACTGCCACGCCGGGGCAACAGTCGTAGTCGTAGTAATGGGAACTTGTGTCGCCTGAATCACCGGCTGACTCGCGCCTTCAGCGCAGACCGGCGGCGGAGTGAATGCGAGCGCGAGCGCCATGAGGCAGAGAGTGAGGGTTGCAGATATTCCAACACGGGCGATTTCGGTTAGGCGATTGAGCGGGTTCATGCTACTCCTGTGATTGAGTGATTGACGGTTGCTTTCGATGGCAACGGTGTATCACCTGCACCCGCCACCGTCAACAACGAAATCGTCAGTCGCTCTGCCCGTATAGCACGCTCTCAGGATTAAGAGTCTTATCCTTCAGCCGTTCCTCGTTACGCGCCCCTTCGCCCGCCCATGAAAAGAACAGCTTAACGCCGCTCGACAATGCGTTGAACGCGCCAGACAGCGCATCCACTTGGTCATCATGCGCGTGGGACATCTTCTCAGGGTCAAATTCCTCCAACTCAGAAAGCAAGTCATCAACCCATGTCGCCCCCGGCTCTGCAATGATGATGACGTTGTGAGCTTCCGCCTGAATCGAAACCGGTTTCGCCCGCGTCGCCTTATCAGCGGATGGTCTGAACGTGCGGACGATGAAGCCTGCCAAGTGCCGCACTAGGTCATCTATCTCCGCCACGCCAGCCGAGCCGGGGTCGTGTTCAAGTCCGACCGCGCACCCGTCCTGTGATGCGTAAGAGTGAATCGAGTCCTTGACCGCAAGCGGTCGGCTACGGAACCGGGCAACGTGAAGGATGTAGAACTTGCCATCACTCCCCTTTGCCAGCCGCAGGCCCGCTGTCCAATCAGGGTCATTGCCCACTTCGCCCGTCGCTTCCGTGGCGGCCCTGTCCCAATACCGAATCTGTTGCACAAGCTTCACATCACCCGGCACCGCCGGCAGCACCTTGAACCATTCCCTCTTGAACAAGGTGCCTACGCCACGGTCAACACCCCACTTGCCCTCAAGCAGTTCCTCACGGTCGGCCCGGCTCAACGAGCGGAGCGTTGCTTCGTAAGACGGGTCTTTCTCCATCAAGAGCTTGTTGTCAGACAGCTTCGACGGGATGAACGTCACTGAGCGCACAGACTTCTCACCAAACCGCTTCATCAGTTCTTCCCGCGTATCTGCCCAAACTATCTTGTTGTTCTCACGCGCCATGAACCGCACGATGCCGCTCCGCTCCGGTATCGGCTTCTTCGTCACCGGGTCAATCCACCATGCGATAAAGTCCTTCACCCATCCCTTCGCCTGCGGGTTGCAGGTCGCCCGCACATAGGCCGGGATTCCAGACATACCGCGTGCGCGTGATTGCAGATACCAGAAGGCGTATTCAGTGAAGTGCGTCAACTCGTCGAACATGATGCACGTCAACGCTGACCCCTGCCAGTCCAGCACGTTCTTGTCATGTTCCAAGTGAGAGAACTTCACACGCGACCCGCACGGCCATTTGAACCCGCCTGCGTGCAACGAGCCGCGAGCGCCCGTGAACGGGTAGATTTCCCTTGCAGTATCCCACAGGCCGCCGGGGTTGGTGACTTGACCAAACGTGCGGCGGAATATGACGGCTGCGTAGAGAGGATTGCGACGGTGAAACAGCGGCTCCAGTAGCAGGGCATACGTCTTGCCACCGCCAGCCGCCCCGCCAAAAATGAGGATGTCAGCCTTGCTCTGAAGGAATCGAGTCTGCGGCCCGACTTGCGGTTGAATCACACGCGGCTCGACCGGGGCCGGCGTAGGCGTAGCCGGCGGAGCGGGCGGTTTCGTTTTGGACGTGGCGGGCATCAGCGTGCGAATTTCAATTCTTCAGCGTGACTGAACCGCCCCGCGCCGTGAGTTTCTTCGTAGCAAACCTCGCACAGCCGATAGTATCCCTTGTTCACTCGTGGAGACGGAAACAGGTTCTTGCACCGCCGGCATAGTTTCATCTTCGCTCCGCGCTTCATTTCGAGTGTCCTTTCACCATCCAGATATACCCCCAATGCCCGCCTTCCTCATAGCCAACCTTGCCACGGCGCGTCACGTCACCACGCTCGCGCAACTCGTTGAGCGTTGTCGAGACTTGGCGAACCGGGATGCCCGTCGCATCCTCGATGTCCCTGCTCGTAGCCGGCCCCTTGCCAAGCTCCGCCAGCACGCGGGCTTTCAGGTGCTTGTGACGCTTCGCCTTCATGGTCATGCAGTCGCCGGCCCGCACGCCTGCGGACAGCGTTCGCCGGATGACTCCGGTGCTTTCGTCATTGGCACGGGCATAACCACTTCAGGCCGGGGCCGCATCAGTTCCGCCGGCTGTATCTTCGGCACCGGCCTGAACGCCGATGGCACCGTTACCAGCATCCGCAGCCGGGCTGTCACCCGCTCCATGTCCTCCGCCAGCGCCAGCGCCGCCGCCTTGTCCAGCGTCACCATTTCCTGCTTTTGGTTTTCGTCTTGCATACTTCCGTATCCTCCGTTTCAGTTTCTTCTTCATCTTGCCGGCAATCACCCGGCCTGCCACAATCAACTTCTCAGCATCCTGCGACGCCGGCACTTCCAGCGTCACCGCTTCGATGACTTCCACGCCGGGGCCGCCACCAGACCCCGCCCCCGCTTCTTCAGAGGGCGCTACGGGCAACGTGGACGGCCCTACACCCCCGCCCGGTCGAAGATGCGCCGGCAACGAGAGCGTCCCGTCCTTCTCAGGGAGCAAGACATACACGTTATCCGTCAAGACCGCCCCGCCTATAGGCGCATCCTCTCCGCCAGCCTCCCGCCTCGCTGTCACCCCTACGCCAAGCATCCTGTTCTGCTCACGGATGACCGAGATACCCATGCCAATCCATACCGGGTCGCCCGCGTGATTCTTCTTGAAGTGCTGCCGCTGCTCGATAACATGCGCGTCCTGCGGTTCCCACTTACCGCCCGCCGACTTCTTCGCCATCGCCATCTGCGTTACATCCGTTTCCTCACCATCCTTCTTCGACGCATTGAACGATTCCTGAGACTTGGCATAGAGCGCATCCAGCCGGCTTATCTGCTTCGCCATGAAACACTCGAAGCTCTCATAAGCCCGCTCATGCCACTGTGCCTTCAGCCACTTCACATCCTCGCTTATCGTCGCCGGGTTGACGTGAAGCTCGTGCGCTATCGCCACTTGGCTCCACTCTAAGTCCAACAGCCTCGCTACTTCCGACCGCCGCACCGCCATCTGATACCGCTTTTGCGCCCTCTGATTCGGCTGTGGCCCCGGAATTGGAACGCCTGAGACTGGTAGGCTCATCACCATGACCTGAAAAACTACGCTGACGGCTCGACGCGCTTCATTTCTGTGCGGCGTGCAACTTCCTCGCGGTCAACGAGAAAGGTCTGGCCGCAACCATGACAAATGATTTCCACCATCTTCGAGGCGTTCTCCTGAGACTTGGCGGTGAATCGTCCTTCGGCATCCGAGGTAGCGCCAGATACTTGCGATGGCGTGACGGGAGCCGGGGCGGAGAATGAGCCAAGTTTGATGGACAGGTCAACGCCGGGGAAGTGCTGCTTGAGGGCGGTGATGTCATGCACTTCGCGCATTTCAGATACGAGATTGCCCTCGTTCCACGATGACAGGTCGGCGGTGGCCTGCTCTTTGAGCCGGAGTTGCTTGACCTGTGTGGGATTCAGGTCGTTGCGATAGGACACCGTGACTGTCTCATACGCCCCCGTCTCTTTGTGCAACTGGCACAGGGCGAAGTATCTCTTGTGGCCGCAGATGATGACATAGTTCACGTCCACGATGATTGGATTCGTGTAGCGGTATCGCTGGATGGAGTGAACCATCGCCGCTATCGCTTCCGGCGTGCAATCACGGGGGTTGTTGTCATACGGCTTGATGTCACTCAGCTTGACCAAAACTCGATTGATGGGTAGAGGTATCATTGTTGGAACCTGTTGGTAATCTGTCGTTTATATGCGGTGCGTTAAATGCTCGTTGCGGGCCTTCTCCTTCGTTCACGCTGTAGCTTCTGCGGGCGCTTGATACGACGGCAGCGACGCGATTACCCGCTTCTCCAACGGGAAGGTCGTGCTGCAATGCGGACACGTCAGGTCTATCGTCTCAGGCGGCTCCGGGGCTTGGGCCGGTGCCGTCATTACCGTAGCCGGCGGCAGCGGAGCAACCGCCTCTTTCAAGAGCGTCGGCAAGTCCAGCTTGGGGAAGTAGAGCCTGAAGTCAGCCGAGGAACCGGATGTCTGCATTTCCTCAAGCATCTTCTCTTGCTTCCACGCGGACAGTTGGTTCGCCGCGTTATCAATGATTCGGAACTCCTTCACCAAGTCCGGGGCCAAGTCAGCCCGCACAAGGACTTCCAGTTCGTCCTCGATGCCGCAGAGCGCACGGAGCGCCAGATACCGGGTGTGACCCGCAATGATGACGTTCTCCGCATCCACGATGATTGGCACCGTGTAGCCAAAGGTCTGAAGCGAATCCTTCACCGCCTCGACGCCAGCCTCGTTGTCACGCGGGTTGCGCCAATACGGTTTGATGTCGGCCAGCTTGACGTTCTTGAATCCGGTGATTTCGCCGGGGTTGCTACTCTGCTTTTTTGGTTTGCTCACTGTATCCTTTCTCCAGTTCGATTTGTTGTTTCGCTTTCCACGCCTTACGATACTCCACACTCTCAAAGAGCTTGCTGAATCCGGTGACGTGCTTGTATCGCACAAGCTCATCCACTTCCAGACCCAACTCCGCGCAGATTCGTTCATCAGGCCATCCGTTGTCCAGCATGGAGAATACCATGCTCGCCATGCCGTTGACCGAGTGCTTGCCCCGCGCCCGGTTGTGCCGCACCGTCGAAGCCATCCGGTTGTTGATGTTCTTATTCAAGACCACGATGGGGAGCATCCCGTGATTCCGGGCCGCTATGTCCGCGCACAGCCGGGATACGCTGTAGCGG